ATCAGTAGCTTTTTTTGGATCACTCCAAACATTTACCAAGAATCTTCCTAGATCGTTGAAGGTTTTTAAAACAGCATCAACAGCACCACCTAAAACAGCCATAGCTTTACTTAACTTATCTGATCCCTCAGTAGTAGAAGATAAATAAGATACAACAGATCCTAAAGCTACTACAATAGCTCCAATTCCAGTAGAAATTAAAGCCAATTTAAGAACCTTCATAGCCTTAGACAATAACGTAGTAGATGAAGCAGCAACTTGATTAGACTTAGACATCCCTTGAATAGCTCCAGTAGTAGTATGAAATATCTTTGTAGCTCTTTCATAGAAATTACCAACAGCTTGAATCTTATCTCCTAATATTCCGGTATTAGCAAAAGCTTCTTTTATGGAATCTGAATAATTACCTACATTCCTAAAGTTATCTCCTATTTCTTTATCAAACTTCTTTAGTTGCTCTGTATTCTCTGCTATCTGTTTTTTTAACTCATTAGCTTCCTCATTGGTTTCATCAAAAGCATTAGGTAAATTTTTTAATCTTTGTCTTAATAGATTAGTCTGAGTTACAAGATCGTTATAAGATCCAGATAAACCATTAGCAACTTTCCTACCATCTAGGAAGCTCTTTCTTAGTTTAGCTTGTTCCTTTGTTACTTGCTGTTGTTTTACCTTTAGATTAGCTAATCCTTTAGCTAGTTCATCCTCTGATATTCTACCCTCCTTAGCTTCTTTCCTGAGTTTCTTCCTTTCATTAGCAAAGCTAATCATATCCTTTTCTAATCCTTCTATCTGCTTAGAAACCTCATCTGTTCCTAAAGCTTCAATCTTAAAACTTATTTTTCTCTCTGCCATTATTCCTTACTTAAATATACTTTATCATATTGTCCATCTACCTCAGTAATTACATTAACCAAATTACCGTTACTATCCTCCATATAAGTCTCTCCTCCATAAATTTGAACTCTTTGAGTATTAGTAACAGATATTGCTGTTAATCTTTCCTCATCAGAAGTTCCTGCTCCTATACTTAATTTATCAGTAGTAGAAGGAGTATTATATGTTCCTAAAGCTGTTTGACCATTTCCAACAGCAACAACTCCAGTACCCATAGCAATATTTCCAGAGAAAGGAGTAGCCTCATTTTTAGATCCATTGTTTAAAACAAAACTATCTTTATGTCTATCTGTTCCTAACTCTATATTAGCCTCAAATTCTGCTCCAGTATCATCCTTAAAAAATTCCGTTGACTTGGAAACCCTATCATTATAATTAACTACGTATTTATCAGATGTACTACTATTTGTAGAACTTGCTTCCCATGCATTCCTATCAGCTATTGTTAGATCTTCTGGTATTTGTCTTCTACCACCTCCCAACTTTACTACATCTCCTTTAAATTTATCTTTAGTTATTATTGGAGAAGTATTAACTATCTTCGTTAAAGTAACTCCAGTACTTCCTAGCACACTTGGCTTATAATCATTTATTGAATTAATAACATAATAACCAGCTATTTGAGAAGGAGCTGATAAATATATAGGCTTAGATAAGTCTAAAGTTTGAATGTCTTCCTTAGTTAGATTAAACCTAACAGAAACATTAACTCCCTCATTCATTAAGCCTAATGTTCCTTGATAATACTTATCTATTAATCCATTATTTCCTTCAAAGTGTAGATGCTCTTGGTCTAAGCTAGTTCCTTCTACTGTATCCGTAAAATAACCAGTAGGTAATTTTTGTTCAGGACTTATATCAATATCGTATATTGAAGTTCCAGCAGTTTGGTCAAAAAGCCACCGAATAGTATTACCATCAGAATCAGTTTGCACAACATAATCATAATACAATATTCTAGGATTAAAATTATAAGTAGGAGTTGAAGGCTGCCCATCTACTCCTATCTTGTTCCATAAACAAGGGATAATATGTTTTTCCTCATCAGAAAGATTCTCTCCATCAGTTAGCTGAACTCTATTATGTAAAGTTCCAGAGAATAAAGGATTTACAAATACTGTCTCTCCTTGAGGGAATCTATCACTTAAATCAACTTCTCCAGCTCCTAAACTATTCTCTTTAGCTTCGTTAAACCTACTTACTAACTTATCAGCATTATCTTCCTTATATTCGAATCTAATAGATTTGTTATAAGAATCTATGTAGTTAATATTAAATCCATTACTTAGGTCTAATTTGCTAGTCCAGTCTAAAGATTGAGAAGTAGCTTTATAAAAGTCATCTCTCGGCTCTATTCTTATTTCTCTGGACCATTCATCAGTATCTACATATAAGTTAAATATATGAGATAACCCTTTAAAGTAATCACTTAACTTAATATCTGGTAAAGTATTAGCTATATTAATAGTATGTCCTACTACTACGCTTTCTTTTTTTGTAGCTAATACTACTACATTACTAATTTCTAAATCATATTTAAACTTCTGTTCTCCACTATATTCAGTCCTCCATCTAAAGCTAATCCTCTTATAATCTCCAGAATCAATATTTGATTTACTAACATTATCAACAGTAAATTCAATAGTTTTACTTTTATTTGTTTTACTTGGAGTGAAACTTGCTCCTCCTAATCTAACCAGGTTATTATCACTAAACTCATCACTTTTATAGGCATCTATACTGATTGTCTTATACCCAGAAGGAACATTAACAACTCTTGGAGGAGTATGGTTAGTTAGCTCAGGTATATTTAAAGCAGTGTAAGTTATTGTAGCTCTTACAGTAATTGTATATACTCCATTATTGATTATTACCCCATCTAACCCAGCAGCTCCAATACCATTAAAGAAAGCGTCTTTAAAAGCGTTCTGTTGGGTTAATCCTTCCTCTACTGTAAACCCACTTATATAACCTCTTTCATCATAAGTATCTGTTCCTCTTATTTCTGGATTGTGAACTATTGACCAAGACTGAGAAGATAAAGTAGCCTTCATATCTTCATAATTACTACTCCCTTTGTTCTGATCGCTCTTAAATTCACCCACAGAGAATGGCATGAACAACCTCTTAAAATAAGTTCCATTTAAGAAAGTAGAATTAATATTATATTTTTCTACCGTTGAATCTAGTAATACTTCGAAACCCTTATCTAATATAGACTTATGGAATACTCCTGGTCTAAGTTCATCAAATTTAGGATAATCTTTTTTCCAAGTTCCGTAAGATATTATAGGATAAATATAACTTCTATCATCAGCATCAGCAGGATTGCCAGATCCATCATCCCATGAAGCCTTAATATTAGCAACATTAAAAGTATGGTTATCAGAACTAAAATCTAAATCTTGTAAGCTTAACTCTCTAAACTTTTTAATCCAAGCGAAATTAGATCCAAAGAATACAAACTCATATTCTCTCCTTCTAGCTGTCTCTATTACATTCTTAATCCTAACATAACCTTTACAAATTGGAGTACCATCTTCTATTATAAAAGCTACATTTGTAGCCTTAACTCCACTATCATCAGAAGTAGAAGTGTAGTAAATAGATTTAAGATTCTTATTATTTTCTACGGTCTCATGAACTCTAAAAGTTTTAGAGAAAGTAGATTTAGTTTTACCTATATCTTGTATTTCTGCTATTCCAAAATTAAGAGCTAATGGAAAGTCCTCATCTTGGTTAATGTCTAAAGTAAATCCAGTATTAGTAGATTCATCAGTTAATATCCTTAATTCTAATCCCATCTATCTTCTGTTTTCTATATATCTATACTCTAACCCTACATTAACTATATCCTTATTCTTATCTTCTGTTGTTGTTTCTAGGTCTAATATCTCAATAGGAAAGTAATTACCATTCTCAATAACGTAAACCTCTGGAGATGTAAACAGCTCTTCTAACCATAAAGCTTCTTCTTTCTTGGTTAATCCAGTAGAGATCTCGTAGTTAATATCATATCTAACTCCAGTACTCTCTTTTAATCTATCTGTTATCGTGGATGTTCTAGCTAATGTTCTAGGCTTCTCAGCGTATCCATGATTAACTTTAATTTTTCTGATCTTATCCCCTCTAAAATTAACATAATCAAAAAATCCATACTCATTTAAGAAAGCTAATTGAGTATAAGAATCTGAGCAGTCTCTATCTATTACCACTGTATAAGTCTTACCTACTAAGAAATCAAATCTAAGTCTAACAGTATAATGAGTAGTAGAATCTGTAATTACCGTAGGATCTTGAGCTTCTATATTAGCTGGACCAACAGCAACATAATAAGAATCATCTAAACTAGATAAAGCTATTGTAGTAGAATAGGTATTTTCGCTTGATCCTCCTATATAAGTAGTAACATCTATATCAACATCACTCCAATAAGTATCCTTAAATCCACCTATAAAAATATCATCCGTTATAGTTGATCTAATTCTTAAAGGTCTATTAGTCATATAAGGGAATAACTTAAATCCATCATTATCAGTATCTATTAAAGTTCCCTCATGAATCTTAGAATCATCATATCCTCCATTAACTACGCAGATCTCATCAGCAGAAGTCATAGTTCTGTAAGTTCCAGTAGTTAAAACAGTAGAAACTAAACTTACATCTGCTATACTTAAAGTAATATCATTAGTGTTATTATTATCTGAAATAGCAGTACCGGTAGCTGTACCTAATGTTGGCTTAGTAGAGCTAACATAATTCTTAACTATTCCAGAAATATCAAAAGTAAATACATTATTTGAACCTAAATCTGGATCAACTATTAACTCAGATCCGTTATTAATTTCTACTCCATCTACTAAAATTCTAACCTTAGCTCTTTTAATATCATTCCCTCCAGTATATGTAGCTGTATAAACTAACATCCTTTTAGCTGGATGAAACACCCCTAAAGCTGATTTCTTTACTGGATAATCTATATCCCAATCCGTTAAACTTACACTACTTTCCGTTGCCATTATTTTATTAGTTTATCCATGTTTATTATAACATTATTAAACTTAACTTCTACCTCAACAATAGAAGCTTGTTCTATATGCTCTACTATTATTCTCTCATTCGCTTCTAACACCTGACCTATCCAATCAGTTCTCTTACCATTTTTAGAATACTTATAAGCTCCCCTAGTTGGTGAACCTTGTTTCTTTATCGCTATAGCTATTGCCCAAGCTATACTATTAACCTCTCTCTGTTCAGAAGCTATCCCTCTCTGCATTACCCATTTAGCCAAAGCTGATACTGGTGGCATTGTTCCAGGCTTTCGCCCATCATTAATATATTGACCATAATCTAAATTAGAAGCTATTAAAACAACTCCAGTTAATGTCTCCACTAGATCAACTCTCACTGATTCTATAAGCGTACCAGTATTATTATGTCCTTGAGCTACTAACTCTAGTCCAATCTGACCAGCTAAATAATCTGCTAACCTCTCTAATATGGCTCTAGCTTCTGCTGATAACATTAGTTTAGATTTAAGATATGTTCACCTAATACATCTACTTTAAAGGGAATAGGAATCATAAGTTGTCTATCATCTGATAAACTACCTATCATTATCCAATCTATACATTCTATGTAATGCCCTTCTATCAATTCCATCAATAACTAAATGTACCTTCATCACAATCACTAAAAACCTCCATAGGTATAGTTATTTCTAAACCTACTAAACCATCAACTCCTACTTGCTCTTGGAATATTCCACTAACCTCATCAGAGATTATCCAATCTTTTGTTGATGTAGATTCAGCAGTATTACCTATTGATCTATTATAAAGCTCTCTTAAAAATTGCTCAGCTAAATTTTCTAGATCAGCTTGTTTATCCTCATATTCTGTTCCTGCTATTCTCTCCGCTTCCGTATAAGTTGTATAAATTCCAAACTGTACAGAATAAACTTTTTTCTTCCTTGTTCTATTAAGAGGAGAAATTGTTGGTTGTTTAAATAGCAAAAATATAGGAACTGCATTATTTCTATAAGCATTTAGCTCAAATTTTCTACCATACTCAAAACTACTTATTCCAGTTTGAGCTTCTGCAATAAGCTTAAATTCATTTTTAATATCTCTGAAATCAGCCATAACTTTAATATACTATTTTTATATATCCTTGTTTAGTTATTTATGGTTATAAATAATTATTCCCCTCTAAGCTTGTCTAAGGCTTTAGGATAGTCATGATAAAACTGGTATATATCTTCCATTAATTTATTACCCTCTTTGCCTTGTTTAGCCTTTAAACAAAAGAAGAAATGATAATCAAGATCATCTACTATCCTGGCATCTTCTCCCATTCTATGTAAGCCAATCTTATTCAATCCCATTATTCTAGCAGGAGAACCAGATACGGTTAAATAAGGAGGAATATCTTTAGTTATAGTACTATTCATTCCTATCATAGCTCCTCTGCCTATATCTTTCCTTTGGTGAATAACAGTACCTAAACCTATATTAACCCTCTCTCCGATATTACACCATCCACCTATAATAGTTCCAGTAGAAATAACTGATCCTCTTCCTACCTTAACATCATGAGCTATATGGCATTTATTCATAATATAACAGTCTTCTCCTATCTCCGTAGGATTACCATCAACAGAAACTTGAATAGTAGTAAGCTCTCTTATAACTGCTCCTTTTCTAATTATTACTTTCCCATTTCTAGGCTTATCGTTATTATATTCTCCTCTAGTTCCTATTACACAATATGGACCAATCTCCACATCCTCATCTATCCATACATCTCCCTCAATAATTGCTGTAT